AGCATGAGCAAGGTAGTTGAACCACTCGCCGGGAATGTTGGTGCTGGCGGTGGTGTAGGGAGCGTCAGCTACTTTCTTGTAGGTGACGTAGGTGTTAGTAGATGGGGCGGTGTCGCCCACCAAATTGGCACCCTCAAAGGTGACGTAATACTCTAGCTCTGGGGCTGAATAGAGATAGAACGGCTGATAGGTTTTGTGGATGCGTAGAAACGTATCAATCGTGCTCTTACCCGCCTGAGTGAATGGGACAATGTTGGTGCTGAGGGAGGCGGTGCCTGTTCCAGAACCCGTGCCGGTAGCCGTAAATACAACCCCTACCGTGTTGGAAGCTGCCCCAATGGACACAAAGTTGGTGGTGCCCACCGTAAGGATGGTGTAGGTGTTGCCCGCTTCAATGGCGTTAGCGGCAACTGTTGGCGTGCTCAACGTGCGTTTCTCACCCACCACTAGGTAGCGCGGCCAATAGTCAGTGGCTTCGTAGGCAAAATTTGCCCTACGATTAACCAAGCTATTTAGGAACGTAAGCTCCGTGTCCGTAAAATCGCTTACGCCAGCCAGAGCCTTTATCCTGAGCAACAAGTCGCTGTATGTGCCGTCTGCCATTAGATTTTATTGGGACTGAGATGGGGGAAACGCTTCTGAAAGTCCTTAATAAAGCCGCGATCTCGCATAGCTTCTGCGCCATACTTGTTTCTCATGTTAAACCACTCCCAAGCGGGGGTTACAGCAACACAGCGTAGGCTCTTGAAACCTTGTCCATCTGCTTTTGCACTCTTTAACTTCTGGGCGTGTTTGGCGCAAATGGACTCGCGCTCAGTCTCCCACGCTTCCTTTAGTTTTACTCCGTATCGGAGTTCATTAAACAACGCACGGTTGGCTTCACTATTTGAGCTTCGTGGTAATTGGGTGATAATCTCCATAAAAAAAGGCTTGTATGGATAATACCACACAAGCCTTGAAGCTGCTATGACTATTTATTAAGCAACAACCGTAATCTTACCGTGAGCCAACGGCGAGTGAACTTGGAGCGTGAGAGCCGCGTCAATGAAGCCGCGTTCGCCACCACCCTGATTTGGAAGCCGGGTGCTACCGATGCTCATCAGTTCAGCAATACCAACGTAGTCGGGATTGATGAGATAGCCGGTCGTAGCCGAAGGCATACAAGCAGGGTTGCCGTTGATGATGGTGATGATGCCGAAATCGCTATCGTAGGTGTTCACCGAGAGGGTGATTTCCTTGTCGGTAGCCATTTGGTTGACGTGGAACACGTTTTCGGTGGAAACACCGTCCGAACGGGCAAAGCCGGAGATGGTGCGGCGCAGGGTCGTGCCAGCAACAAGCGTGAGTGCGTCAACCGTTCCCGTCTGCGAGAAGATCGAGGCAACCAGACCGTTGAACGCCGACTCCGTGAGGGTGCCGGTGCCGTGGATAGACGCAGCTGGGGTGCGATAGGCTGCTGGAACGTCGGCTGGGCCTGCGCTGTCGAGCCAGTCGCCAAGACCACGCGAAGCGTAGGCCGTGGTGCTACCGTCTTCAACTGCGCGGTCCTGCGTGCCAGCAACAACCGCCTCAATGTCGCGCTTCATCTCGCGGATGGCTTTTGCCTCCGCTTCAGCAATCTTGGCTGGGCCAACAGACTCAACAGCGTCCTGAAGTTGGGACACCATGTAGTTCTTTTGGAACAACTGGATGTAGTTGCCGAGACGGGCGCGGCCAGAGAATTTGTCCACGAAGGACGAAATATCCTGACCCTCGCGCACACCAGCGGTCACTGGGGTAGCAAGAGAGTCAACGGTCCACTCATTGTAGGTGGCGGTGGCCTTGCTCTTTTTGGCAAGGGAGGTGAGTGGCGTCTCCTCGGGGGCGAGGATGGTTAGAACGTCCGTGAGGTCTTCGCGGTTAGAAACAGCGGAGCCGGGATTGGTGGTCGAATAGGTATTTGAAAAGGCCATGATAGTAGTAGATTAGAATTTACTGTGTTGAAGAGCGCGAAGTTTTGCGAAGTCCTTATAGCTAGACGATTTTCCAAATCGTTCTCCAAGGTCTTTTAACGCCTTGCTCTGACGAGCTTCGGGTTTTAGGGAGTCGGCAGACTGGTTAATAATTGGGCTGTTGGGAGACAGTTTGACGGATGGTTTAGTATCCACTGTTTTCCTAGCATACAAACTATTAGCCGCATGAGCCAAGAGATACGGGATTTGTGGAGCCAAATCAGGCAGGGATTTTTCCAAGCCCTTCAGTCGCTCATCACTCATCATTGCCTCGTATTGCTTACGGATGTCGTTGTCCTCGCCTTGCATCCAAGGTAGTTCCGCTTTGGAACGATCAACTAGGACTTGGCGCAAGGCTGTGCGATCTTGCGCTAGTTTGATTTCCTTATGTTGTGCTGGAAGGTAGGTGTCCCGCGCTTTGCGGGCTTTCCTTGCAGCATCCTTTACGTCGCGTTTCGTGTATTCCTTGCCATTGACGTTAGCTACAACGTCATCACCGGCAAGGTCTTCACTCTTGTCAAGAAGGTCTTCGGCCCAATCGATCACCTCGTTTACCTCTGTGAACTTTGTTTGTAATTCTTCAGGGGTGGCAACGGTGGCGTATGGGTTGTTTTCCACTTTAGCTTCTAGTGGACCTTCTTCACGACGGGCGATTTCAGCTTGGAGTTGGGCCAACTGCTCTTCGGCAATACGTCGCTTGGCGGTGAGTTCACCGAACCTAGCGACAGCTTTGCTTCCGAGTTTTGACGCAAGCTCCTTAAGCTCCGCTTCACTCATGTTTTCTATCTCAACGTCCTTAGAAAGAACTTTTGCTTCTTCTTGAACAATAGGCTCCAAAACTTCCTGAACAGGCTCTTGTGGCTGCTCAGTGGGTTCCGTAGCTTGCGGCTCAGGAATTGGCTTCTCCTCAACTGGGGGTGGCGTTGGCGGTTTTTGCGCCTTAGCAATCTCCATTTGGGCTTTATATCTTTGAGAAACAAAGTTGCTCGTAGATATGTTGGATTGATTCACTGGTTTTTGGGCGGCTCCAGCGTTAGCCGTTTGGACTTCATTAAGCATTATTTTCTCTTAACCTTTACGCCGTTAAGAATTGCGAAACTTAATTATAGCACCAAGCAGAACTATTGGCGTTTTGCACGCTTGGCAGACAAGGCCATATAGTTGCAAGTGGACAAAATTTCGTCCAATGCCTGAATGCGTCCGCTAATCTCACGGATACGACCTTCGTTGGCTCTATGCAGTTGGGCAATAGCCATTTCACGGCCTGCTGCTACATAGTCTAGGAAGTCCAAAAACTGATCTTTGTCCGAAAGATAGTTGAGTTGTTCGCTAAGTGGATTGCGATTGCCGAATAGTGACATAAATTACTGTTGGATTGCTTGCGTGGACACATCACCCATTTGGGCGGGTGCCGTGCCTATTTTGCCAATTTGGGCATTTTGCATCTGCTGTAAAGCAAACTGATATTGGTTGACGTATTTCTCTAGGCGGGCTTTGAAAGCCTCATCCTGCTGCAAACGCTGTCCAACATCGGGCTGCTGGGCATACTGCTGGATAACCTGCAAGGCGATTTGCGCCCCGTTAGGACGTGCGCCCACCTCAATACCCGCGTAAATCTTGGACAAGTCTTCCGTCACCATCTTTACCACCTGCTGTTGAGCTTGCTCGGCTGGCTGCATGATGGCATCGGCCATTACGGGGTCAATAGACGCCGCCATTGCCTCTAGGAGAGCGTCGGCATTGATGCGGCCATTTTTGTCCAACTGCAACAGGCTAACAAACTGCTGCAAGCGCGATTCGTGGGTTTCTGGGTCGTTGTTTAGAACGTCAAAGCTAACCGTAACATCAAAATCCTCGTCTGGGTTGCCCTTGTCATACTTCATGGGGTCTGCGACACCCGTAACGCGGAAGAAAACCTCATCTGGGCCAAAACGCTGATAGCATTTGAACGCCATTTTAAGCACATCTCGGGCGTGGTTGAGGAATTTGGAGACAAAGAACTGCTGGCGAACAGACGTAAGTGGGTTTAGCGGGTTAAGCCCCACCAAATCGTCGGCTGCTGTAAGCATTGTCTCCTCCATTTCGGAGCTTCCCGCGTTGTATTGTGGAACGGGACCAAACGTAAACTCCCCAGCGCGGCGATAGGGCACATAACGTCCCGGCCCCCAATCGGAAGGTGGATTTCCTACCGGGTGCATGATGGGTGGCAGAGTAGCCAAGCTATTCCGGTCCGTCCGGCTGTCTCGCTCGGTCTTTACGCTATCCTGATAGCCACGAAGTAGCTCAGGAAACGTCTGAATGTCATACATCCGTTTAGAATCATTGCTGAGACGGGTAACAACGAATGGATAGTCATTGTATCCGTTCAGCAATTCAAATTTGGCGTAGGCTTGAACCTCGTCGGCCCCCGTAAATTTGGGGTGCATGATGGTTCGGTAGATACCTTCGCTGCCGTCTTCTGGGTCAATCAGCCGTTGGAACGCATAGACAACCTCAATTAGTTCATCGGCATTATACTGCTGGCGATATTTGGAAAGACCGGTGGAGCGGGTGCCATAGACGCTTTCCATGTTGTAGGTGTTCACCCCTCGAAAATGGGAGGTCACATACTCAGCCCAATCTTCGTCCCATCCATCCGATGTTACGCGGGAAAGAACCTCTTGGACGCTAAGGAAGGTGCGATAGAATACAAATGGTGCGCGTTGCGGGTCTAGGCAGTAGGACGGAAAGAACACGTCTCCATCTGGGGCGCAGGCTTGGACGTAAGGGCGATCAACATTAAGCCTGCTGATAGGCAGTTCGCTTACGCCCTTCTTGCGGAGTTCACCCAATGCTTTTTTTGCACGGCTCTCAATTACGTCTGGATAGACGGTGCGAATCATGGCAATCACTTCTTTGTCGTTCTTGCCCTCAATAATTAGCTGGGCCAAGTCTGGACTCGTTGCCGCAATTTGCTGCAAGTCAATTTTCTGCAAGAACTTCTTCTCCATACGTTCCCAACCAACGTAGGTAATCATCAAGCCACGCTCCAACAGGTAGTTGCCACCAAGCTCCATCTCTTCGCGGAAGCGCGGAATGTAGGTGGACACCATCCATTTAAGGAATGCACTCGTAACGCGAGAACGCCCCGCATCCCCATGCTCAACGGGATAGGCGCGAATGTTGGCTTTAGCCAAAGCAGACGTAAAAATAGAGATGTAGGTATTTATCTTCTCGTCAATGATGCGGGCTTCCGTGTCAGACGCCCCATCCCAAGGGAAAGCATCCCCACCGTGCTTTCGCATATCCGACGACTTCCCCGGCCAATAGCAACGCCGATAGTCCGAGCTGTTAACACATTGGTTGAAGTAGGTGCCAAGCTCCGTCGTCGTCCTGTCGTATGCACTCTTAAGCGCAACTACGTTTGGTCCTTCGCTATCAACAAAAGTTAAAGCGTGTTGCTGTTTAGTTTCTTGCA